TTTTGAGTTGTGTGACATACTCAGATTAAAATTAACGGGATATGTAGATAAATTAAATCTACATATTATGCAAGATGGCAGCACTTTTATGGGTTGTATGTGTAGATGATACACCTACCCTAAAGAGGGAAAAAATAAGGGTAGGTAATGGTGAGAAGATTTCTCGCCATACCACAATCTGGCCACATTGTCAAATCGAGTCGTCAATCCTACACGTAAACTTAATATACATACCGTATTTATTTATATCTTCACGGCCTATTTCTTCTAATTTTCTTTTAGATTCTTCATACCCAAAATGTAGGCAATCGTATTGTGTCGAAAATGTGTCAGGCCACGGATAGGGCGGCATGCACTCACCAGCAATACTTGAACAAATTATTAAACTCATTAATATTTTCATTGACAATCCTATAATATCACCTATATATGGGTTATTAAAATGAAAGGAAACACTTATGACAGACATGAGTAAATACAAAAATGTTTCTCTAACAAAAGAAACATACGCTACATTAGATAAGTTATCAAAGGTATTATTGCCCGATGCTAAGTTATCCATAGCAAAGACCATAGAATCAATAGCAAACGAGAAAGCGAAGAAATTAAATGGCAAAATTAAAAAAGGGTAGAATCAAAGTACACATTTGTGAGACATGCCACGGAAATGGGTATGTCAGGGTTGCAAAAATTGATGGTGATCCTGCACTAGATTTTAGAGATAGAAGCGAAGTCCACCAATGTTGGGACTGCGATTCGGAGGGAGAATTTTATGAGACGGTTGATGATAATCTTATTGATGACGGTCCTTCTAACAAGTTGCACTAAACTAGAGTTTGATGGGTTTGATCCAACGACTACAGCTTTAAGATGGATTATGAAAAATGATGCTAAATAAAATTTTACAGTATAGAAAAGGACGAGCTCCAGGTGACCAAAAATGCTTAGCGCTAAACACCTCTGGAGGTTACATATCGGGATTCGTAAAACATACCCTGAGTATTCGAGCCTTTGGTGACCCGTTAGTACGTGCACGGAAAGCGGGCATTTGATGGTACCAGAAACAGATAGAGCATACATTGCAGGACTCTTTGACGGAGAAGGTTCGATACATTTTAAACGTGGTATCGAAAAGAAAAAGAAACACAAAGGCAAAGGCCATAGATTATCTAATAGTTTAAGATTATCCATGGAGATAACCATGACAGATCAATCCGTATTAATATGGGTGCATGAAGTCTTGGGTGTTGGAACCTTGACCAAGAAACCAAGAAAAGGTAAAAGAAGAGATGGCACACCATATCTTATGCAATGGAGATGGCGCTGCACATTTAGAGACGCATACTATGTCTGTTGTTTAATCTGGCCTTGGGCACATACAAAGTTACCAAAGATTAATCAAGTCATCGATCATTACGGAAGACATGTCATGAATGGTAAAGTAGTATCTTTAGATGAATATAAAAAGGGGATGGGTTTAGAATGATGTTAAAAATATATTTATGGATTATGGGTTGGTCTGGTAAGATCAACAGTTGGGCGTGGCGTAAACAGGCGGCGATTGTTCGAGAGAAGAATCGTAAAGAAGAAGAGGATTATTTAGAGGAGTTAAAGAATAAACTATGACACCAGGTCAAGCGTTAGGTATGTTATTTGTGGGAGTTGTAGCCTTATCGATAGGAGGTGCGGTAGCCTTTTTGATATTAAGAAAGGTATATCGAGAGATACATAAATCTAAGAAAAGGTTTGATGATTTAGAATGAGAGATAAAATATTAGAAAGTGTAGCTAAATTGAAAAGCGGTAAGACGTTTATTATTAATTGTTATGATAAACGAGATAGAAGAATTGAAAGACGTATAACCTGGTGGTTAGAAAGGTTGGAAAAATTAGAGAAATCATGATGAGTGATAAAGACTGCCTAGACTACCACAACATAGGCAAACCTATTAAGTATAGTGATAAATACAAGTATGTTAGTGGACAAATGTACGAGCACCACGGAACACGGATGTATGATTTTGGTGGTGAGAAACTACCATCAGTCACTACAATTTTAGGGTTGACAAAGGACCAAACTTTTCTAAAGGACTGGCAGGCAAAAATTGGTCATGAAAAAGCAGAACAAGTTAAAAATCATAGTAGTAAGCGGGGCACATCCGTGCATAAATTCTTGGAGAGTTACATCACAGGAATTGGGTACGATGACCTATCTTCCATTGGCACGGAGGCTAAACCGATGGCTGAAAAGATTATCGAGATTGGTCTTACACCTGTTGAAGAATACTATGGGTCTGAAATAAGTTTATATTATCCTGGCCTATACGCAGGTTCAACTGATCTTGTTTGTCTACACAACGGCTTAGAGACTATCGTAGATTTTAAACAAGCTAATCGTCCAAAGAAAGAAGAGTGGGTTGAGGATTATAAACTGCAAATCGCGGCGTATGCCATGGCACACGATTATGTGCACGGGTCACAGATCCGTCAAGGTGTGATCATGATGTGTACGCCAGACTTATATTACCAAGAATTTAGGATCACGGACCATGAACTACGGACATGGAAACACAAGTTTCTCAAACGACTAGACATGTATCATGAGATAAAGTTTAGTGAGAAAGAACAAGCGAACGTAAAAATGAAACCGGAGGACTTCAAATGAAAGTGAAAAGAAAACTACATGGCTACTATTTTGACGGTTACAAATCTTGGATTTTGTACGAAGATGAGCATGGTAGAATAATAAAAAGGAGATGGAAAGATGAACGATAAGTTGTTTAGAACGCTTCTAAAGAGATACGAAGCAGAAATAGAAGATGCGTTGTACAAGTTACAATGTATTGAGGAGCACAACCTAGTGATACCAGAACATGTGGATATTACAGGGGAGGTCGATACGTTGCTGGGCAAGATAGGCAAGGCAGAAGAAAAGTTGTCCGTAATGCGGAAATATTGTGTCAAAAATGAGGCAAACAAGAACGTTTTGTAGAAACCCATGGAACCATGGAACTTTGATGGAACTTTTTTTTCGGTCTAGAATCCGCTCTATATATAACTAATTTAGACCAAATCACTAAAAAGTTCCACGTACCATGACATTTTTTTGATCCATTGTCAAAATACATTTTGGTTTAAAAGAGTATATATAGTATAAAAGTTTATGCCTAGGAAAAGACGAAAAGCAATAGCCTCAATAACTCCCAATATACCTTATCCTAAAGTCCGGGTGGAGTGGATCGACTGCGTGAGCGACTCGGGCTGGGCTACTGAGAAAGAGTTTGATAAGATGAAGTTTGCAAGACCAGTCAATGAGGGTTGGTTATACTCAAAAGATAAAAATTCTGTAAAATTATTCGCATCATACGACAGAGAAGATGATGGTAGTTTTAGTTTTGGGGATCGGACGATGATTCCTCGGTCTTGGGTAAAGAAGATTCAGAAACTTTAGATGGAGTTACATCAATTATCTGTCCGTAGTCGGTTAAAAGCTGTTTCATTTTTGCTTCTAATTCTTGTTCTGACATGTCCTCTAGTTTTCCTGTTTTTATTATTTTTCTATCTATGTACAATCCTGCTGCTTTTCCTCTGTTTGCTTCCGCATTCACTGCAGAAGAGAATGATCCTTTTTTCAAGGCAGCTTCTCTAAGTCTTGCAAGTTCTGCTACGTGTCCCTCGTAAGTCACTTCGTGTTTTTTAAGTCTCTCTTCTTTCAATTCACCAATATACTTTACAACAAGTGGTGATAGTCTTGGGTTACATAACTCTGATCCTTCCTGTCTTGCGCGTTTCGGTGAGTACCCTGCAGCGAGTGCTGCCTCAGTTTGAGTCATAGGTCCATCAGGTCCACCGAATACTAAAAATTCAGCAAATCTTTGTTGCATTTCTGTAAGTCTTTTTGGTAACCCCATAGTTGACTTTTTAAGGTAACTATCCTATAAAGTCAATAATGTTTGTTAAACATCTACAGGAATACTTAGATCAATTTACTAATGGCAAGAAAGGTAATGCAATTTCTAATGCTACTATCTACATGCATGTTGGTGGACATCTTGAAGAGATAAGAAGAATTGAAGTGCAAGAGTCAAATATAATTGGACAACAATCGATTCGTGTAGTATTTAAACCTGCCGACAATAAAGTAATTATCGCTCCGAATAACCCGGAATAGAAAGCACTAGTTACCTTGAAAGCAGAGAGAA